GCTTTTACAATATCATCTTTGAACAAGTCAACATAATCATCAGGCACAACAATGCTACCAATTTTGTCAATTGATTTGAATCCCGGTACATCAAACGTGCGTTGTAGATTTACGTTTAATTGTGTCATGCCCTGTTTGTCATAGGCCACTTCTTCCACATACAGTCCTTCTAGCCAGTCGCCAAGTGTTTCAAATGCCCAACCTGCCATTGCACCATATGCGGCTGTCTTCACACTCTTGCCTACTGCAGTGCTCAACTGTTCACCTTGCAACAAATCTTTGCTGGCTCTCAGAACCAATCCAGCCGCTGCACCACCGGCAGGTCCACCAGCAAATGCTGCAATTGTTGTGAGAATACCAACAGCAATCGAAGCCTTGCCTGGATTTTGTTTGGCCCAATCACTTACTGCTTTAACACCTGCAAGTATTTTACTGTCTGGATTTTTTTCTTGTATGTCTTTTTTAAGTTGTTCAAACTTTGCATCAGCATTTTTAATTGGACCAGCCTGCTGTGCTCTGCGTCCAAGTTCATTTATTTTTGCATTAACTGCTTTTGCTACATCAACTGGAATCTTAGCAACATCAACTGCACGACCAATACTGGTGCGTCCTGCACTTTGTTGTACATTTGTAAACAACTGTTGTATTTGATCTGTGCTGAGTGTTGCTTCTAACAATGGCCACAGTTCACGTTCCCAACTGCTGATGTAACGCTTTTGCACAGGAGTGAGATCGTTCCAGCCTTCGCGCAGTATTTGATGCGATTGGTTCTGATATACTTCTGTTAACTTCATGCTGCCAATGCCTTTAGTAGTTGATCACGCTCTTGTGGTGTTAGACCATCCAACTGTGACTGTATGTTTGCAGGAATAGCTGCTGTTGGTTCATTGGGTTTTGGTTGTGCACCTGCGGCAGTATCTGCGGCAGTGCCAGCACCTTTTTCGCCTCTGTTGACAGTGCCATATATTGTTTCTTGATATTTGGCTTTGATTGCATTTATAATGTATTCATCAACATCAGCTTGACTGTTTGCATCTCCTACAAAGGCTGGTTGGTTGTTGTCTTTGTTCTTGAAATCAACAATTCTGTTCACAACATCTGTGATCATCGATGGAGCTGCATTTGCATAGTTTTCGGCATCAGCGACTTGCAGTTGTGCAAGTGCAGTGCTTAAATCTTTTTTTATGCCTTTTAGCACATTTGGAACTTGATCAAGTTTTGCACGATATTGTTTTTCAAGATCTTTTGCAGCTTGATTGATGGGTGCATCTGCTTCTGTTATGATGTTTGCAATTTTCAATTCTATTCACCTAGTTTTTGTGCGCCACGTTTGAATTTTTTAGTGTCGCGACCTCTGATGCTGTTGATCAAACGTCTTTCTAGATCTCCTGCAACATCTTCATCATAGTGTTCATAAAACTCATCAATCAAGTTAATAGCACTTTCAATGATTTGACTACCACGTGACTCAAACACATGCTGTCTATCACGTTCGTGTATCATGCTGTTAAGTTCATTTAATATGCTGCGAGTTTGTCTTTTCATTGCCTAACACCTGATTTAAGTTATTTATCGTTAAATACAGTATACTTGGAGGAGTAGGAAATGTCAATACAAGATAATCCTGGCGGCCATTTCGCTGAATTGGCTCGCATTGCATACATGACAGAAAAACAAAGCAAGCCTATTGCTAAAAAGATGGGCTATGACAAAACAAAATTAATTGATCACAAGGGCGCAGAGTGTCTTTTTTTAGAAAATGATGATACCATTGTGCTTGCATTTCGTGGCACAGAGCCCAAAGAGTTCAGTGATATCAAAGCAGATTTAAAAGCATGGAAACGCAAAAGTCAAACTTGGGGCATGGTACATGCAGGTTTTTACGAATATCTCGAACGCATTTGGGATACTGTTGAAAATCACATCAATTATGGCGACAGAGAAAGTAAAAAACTTTACATCTGCGGTCACAGTTTGGGTGGTGCAATGGCCACACTTGCCGCAAGTCGATTACAAGATCGGGTGGTAGCATGCTACACCTATGGTTCACCACGTGTGGGTGGTAGAGTTTGGCGTAGCAAATGCACATTTGAACATCACAGATATGTGAACAACAATGACATTGTGCCACGTGTACCTTTTGCTATCATGGGTTTTAGACACTATGGTGAATTGCATTATATCAACCATTATGGTAACATACGCAAACTAACACCATGGCAAAAGTGTAAAGATCAATGGCGTGGACGATTGAGAGCATGGCAAAAACGTGAGTTCTTTGATGGTGCTCGAGATCACAGTATGGATCTATACAGTAAAAAAATTAACAAAAACTGACCAAAAATCTTGTTTGCCTAATTTTGCCACACTAAATAATCAGTCACTTCAGTGACACCAGGCACAAATAAAACATACTATAGGCATTTAGGCAAACAAGAGGCAGCATGAAGTTACCAAACGATGCAGAGGCACAACTAAATCGATTACTAGGCGCATTCATAAGGCAAATACCAGAGGCACCCGAATATCGAGACAGACTGGCTGAAGAATGTGAGATTATTCTCCGACTTCGCTTTGTCGATTACTTCCTAACAATTTGCGATGTACTGACGCTAACCGCGGACATTCCCCACATGACCAGAGGTTCAGCAGGGTCAAGTCTTGTGTGTTACCTATTAGGTATCACCGATGTGGATCCCATAAGATGGCAAATACCGGTTGCACGTTTCCTAAATCCCTTGAGGGATGACTTGCCAGATGTGGACATAGACTTTCCGCATTGGCAACAGGATACTGTGATGCAGAGAGTATTTGCGAAATGGCCTGGTCGCAGTGCAAGAATCAGTAACTATGTGCTATACAAGGAGCGCAGTGCTCGCAGAGAAGCGGCACGCCGTCTTGGCGCATCTGGCAAACTCCCTCGCAATTTTAAGTATGAAGATTATGACATCGATAAGGAAGAGGCAATGAGACTCGAAAAGAAACTACTAGGCAAAAAAAGATCAATATCAAAACACTGCGGTGGCATTGTGATACTAAAACACAAGGTACCAAAAAGTCTAATCAACCAAGACAATCAGTTGATGCTGGACAAAAGAGAAGTAGAAGATTTAGAACATTTAAAAATAGACATATTGGCCAACAGAGGGTTGAGCCAACTGCTGGAAATAGACAGTGACACACCACTAGAAGCATATCCAGAACAAGATTTTGAAACATCACAACTACTATGCAGAGGTGATGTACTGGGCGTAACGCAGGCTGAGTCCCCGGCCATGCGACGCCTGTTCCAAGCAATACAACCACAATCAAAAAGTGACTGTGTGTTTGCCACAGCACTGATCCGTCCTGTGGCTACAACAGGCAGACAAAAGGCAGCATTTTTCCAAGACTGGACAGAAAGTGCATTGGAAGATACCATAGTGTATGAAGATGATGCCATACGCAAGATAGCAAACTTAATTGGTTGTGACATGTATGAAGCAGACATGTATCGTCGTGCATTTGCAAAACGTGACGAAGAACGTGTGATGGAGTTTATGGGGAGAATGGGAGAGTGTGAGGACAAAGAGCAGATTATCCAAGAATTGTATGGCTTGGGTAACTTTGGGTTGTGTAGAGCACATGCTGTGAATCTTGGAAGGCTGATTTGGGCATTAGCATATCAAAAAGCACACAACCCAAAGGCTTTCTGGCGTGCCGCACTCAAACACTGTGTAGGATCATACAGACGTTGGGTACACAAAACAGAAGCAAAAAATGTGGGTTGGGATCTGCGTGAACTGGGTTATGAAAATGGCATCACCAGCACACCACAAGCACAGTATCGCAAGCATGGCTATTGGACACAACCTGAATTCATGCCGGGCATGTTTATACAAGAAACTTGGGGCGATAGAGTGAACTTTGCAGGACTCATAGCCAACGGTAGAACATTCCGCGGCGAAAGTGGACGCTATGTTACATTTGTCACTGCAGGCATTGCCAATGGTGAGTATGTGGACATCACAGTCAAACGTCCGTTTTCACACCGTGATCATGATGTTATTGTGGGCAGTGGTAAGATACGCATGAGCAATGGTGCACGTTACATTGAATGTTATGATGCACAAGGGCACAGGCTAGAGCGTTATTATAGCTAAGTTTTCACACTATCAAGTTGTATCAATGGAATACGAATTTGTTGCTGTGCAATCCAATGTATAGTTTGTGCAATTTGTATAGGAGTGACATAGTTGTTACCTACTCCGCCTATAATCAAATAACTAAACTTTACTCCGGTATGACCTGTGTTCTCACTTAGTTGTTGGGTATAATCTCGTAACAGTCTTTTGCTTTTTGCATAGTCTGATGTGTCGGTTGTATTTTCAAGTGTAGTACCTATGTTGAAAACGTGACCAGAAATATTATTTTCTGTCCATACATTATGAACTAAATCACACAGTATGCTTTGTGTGTTATTGTTAACATAGGCACTGTTGACAAAAACACTATAATTTTTTATTACTTCTGTCAGTCGTTTGTGTGAATCAGTATTAGAAAAATCCCAACCGTTACTGATACTAGCCGAGGTTACTGGACCTAACTGTTGTAAACCCCAAGCAATAGTTTTGCGTTCTGGATTTCCAGTACAAAATATTTTCATTTATACAGTGCATAGACACTTAGTCTACCTTCATGCGGTACTTGGTCCGGAACACCATGTAACATTTCTTTATTGTTATACATAATATAACCTCGATTACGTCCATAAGCAATCATTCTATCACCAAACTGTGTACCTGGACTATTTCTATTGTCTAGGTATATTTGTACAGCAACTTTAACTCTGTCATTATCTAAATGTTGACTCATTTCAAAGTCAACATCATCAGACCACAGCGTCACACCCATAAAGTCAAGATGGGCAAACATTGGACAATGTGCAAACCAATTGTGTACAGTTTCTATAGGACTGTCTAGTAACCAGGATATTTTACGGCGAGGCAGGTGTTCTTGCATTTCTTGCTTTTCCCAGGGGACATTGCTTTTGCTAAACTCAACTAGTAGATCTACTAGTTCGTCGGGTAAAAAGTTTTCAACTTCCACAAGCATTATCGCACACTATTAACCTTCCATCTTCGTAAGTACTTTTATTCCAGCATGCTGGTATACTGTTAAACCATTCAATACACTCTTGCAACGGTCGTTCCAGTGCATTGTTTGGCTCTAGTATTTCTACTATTTGTTTGTTAACTGGTTGATGCCAGCGACCTTTACCATATTTACGGGGGTTAAAACCCATAAAGCAACAAGGATATACTTCACCTTCACTGGTGATGTATATACTGCTTTTGTTTATGGTTTGACAACTGATGTTGTTTTTGGGTGTATCCCATATATCTTCAATTAACATATCACCATTGTCAATGACATTGATGTAATGCTCTAGTTCTGTGCTACCGTTAAAGTCACCTAACACTCTGACCAAATTGCCTTGATTGTCAAATACAGGGCCGCTGTCTCTCCCTTGATCTACCAACATAAACTTTTTAAATCCAAGTTGCTTGCTTAAATTTTCACAATCGTCAATTTGATGTTTGTTATGGTCGAACTTGATCATTTTCCAAATTGCTGTACCACCAGCATCTATAAACGCTGTGGCATTGGCAATAATTTTATCAAAGTCTGTATTCTGTCGATATATGCCATGAGTATCTCTTAGTCCATCTAGTGCAAAATAAACAGTAACAGGTCTGACTGCAAGTTTGGTCCAAAACTTTTTAGTTTGCATACTGGCATTTGTAAAAATTCTAACAGGTTTGTTGATGTAATCTACAATATTCAACAACTGTGTATTCATCAACGGGTCACCATAGTTACCTTCAAATGTGACCTTGTCTAGTTGTTTGATAAAATCAACTGGCAGTATTTTTTTTACTTCTTCAAGTGTGAGATGTTTTGCAGTGTAACCTGTGTTATACGGATAGCCAAATAGATTGCGTGGACACAGTGGACAGTTAGCATTGCAATAACTGCTAAGTTCTAATTCAACATGTTTGATTTCGTCATATGCAATCATTCACTTTTGAGTCCTGCCAACATGTCTTTCAGTTTGCTACTCTGCACACTGGCTGTGATTTTGCCCACATCTTCATCCTGTGCTTCGACCACACCAGACCCTTCTTTTGACTTGATCTGTTCATAGATACTGCTTGACTGTTTCTTAAACTGTTGATACTCTTCATCCTCGCCCAAGTCTCGGATGCGTAAACTTTCAACATCAAACTCCAAGTCAATCTTTTGACCAACGCCGCTACTGCTACGAGTTTTCATAAGTTGCAGTTGATAGCGTCCACGTTCACGCATTGCTCTACTTGTAAAGATACCAAACACATTGTCTGCTGTGTTAATCTTACTAAGTCCGCCTGCAATCATGCTGTGGTCAAATTCAATTTCTTCCACTGCACTACGATTCAACTGACTTGCTGTAACAAACACACAGTTTAGTTCTTTGGCCAAGTTGCGCAGTTCTTCACTTACATACTTGTCTTTAACAAACAAATCATTTGGACTTACTTTTGCACTCACTGGCATGATCAAATCCAAGTAGTCAATCAACAAAAAGTCAATGTTCCAACCTAATTTGATCTGTAGTTCTTTCAAGTATGCACGAATATCATTAACATTACTCTGTGCTGGCATGTATTTGATCTGCAGATGGCCTGCTTTCTTGCCCACCATACGAACTTTCATTTCAACAGTGTCGAGATCTTTGAACACCTCCTTAGTCGACACATTTGTCATCATGCTGTCAATGCGCATTGCACTCAAGCCTTCTGAAAGTTCTAGTGTGAGATACACACCATTCAATCCTGCTGTGGCCCAGTTCACAGCCAAGTTCTGCATGAACAAACTCTTACCTGACCCTGATCCACCTGCAAATATGTTGAGTTCACCTTTGTTCATGCCGCCAAACAGTTTCCTATCCACTGCTGGCCACCCTGTTGATATCTGTCCATTGTTGTCTTTGAGTGCCATTAATCTGGCTCTCGGATCTTCAAAGTAGTCTGTGCCCATGTCTTTGGTGAGACTGATTTGTACAGCATCTTTGATGATCTTTTCAACAGGATCATATTCGCCCTTCTCAAGCAAGTCTGCACTCTTAAGAATGGCACGTTCTAGTTCTTGCCGCTTGGTGAATCCTTCAAACTCTGCTAAGAACCAGTCGTTATGACTTTCTGTGATGTCTGGCACTGGCTTTAGTTCTACACCTGTTACAGCCTGCACTTGTTCGCGTGTGGGCAGTGTGCCATGATCCTTGCTGTGGGTGTCAATGAACTGTGCAGTGTCCTTTAAACTTCTGTCAAAGTTGTCTACATTGTAAATGTTTTGCACTCGCACAAAGTTCTGTGCATCATTTAGCATCATTTCCAAAAACAGTTTTTGTAAGTCTGGTGTGTATTCTTTAGCCAAGTTTTTTCCTCATCAAATTAATTTTTAAACTGCTAGTTTGTTTAGCATCAATTATGCTCTTTAATGTAAACAGTTTACCATATTTGACCACAGCATCATTTACATCTTTGACATCTGTATGCCAGTCTGGAAAACTCACACTCCATCCATATTCCAGTGCATCATCAATAAGTTTTTGTCCTGCAGCGTCTCTGTCAGGCACAAGTATAATTTCACGAGCCAATGTGTCTATGATTTGAGCCTGTTGTTCACTGCACTGATTACTCATTATGGCCACGCCGCCTATGCATACTGCATCCAGCAGTCCTTCTGTTACTACACAAAACCTAGCATCATGCAACTGATTATCAATCCCATAAACGTAGCCAGTATCATGATTAGTAAAGTATTTGGGTCTTCCGGCATCGTCTGTACTCCTTGCACTGTAACCTATCACTTCATTGTTCCAAGTAAAAGGCACAATTATACGTTTCCACATACCAGCAGGCTTGCTGTTACTCCACAATAGTTTTTCTACGGGCAAGCACCTGTTCACAGCATATTGTACAATGTGTTCAGGTGCATGTTCCAGTGGCACAACTCCATCAGGCAATGGTCTTGGTTTGAACTCTACAACAATAGCGTCTTCATCAGGTGTATCAAGTTCAACTGTTTCTTTGATGCGCAATGCTTCAATGTTGAGCATTTGTCTTGTGTTTTCATCAACACCCAACCATGTGAGTAGTTTGCGCAACTTGAAACTGATGTGTCTACCTGGTTGCCATCCTGTTTTAAATCCACAGTTAAAGCAGTGATAACTCACAGCATCGCCATTTACGATCACACCGCCTCTGCCACGTTTGTCAGTTGACTCGCCGTTGTGATGACAACAAACAGCATTGAATGAAATCCATCCACCACTGCTTTGTTTGCGTTTACCAGGCAAACTATCTAGTATTATTTGCTGTATACTGTTCATCTATAATATTTTACATTCTTTTATAAAATTATACAACCGCAAGGCTATATCTCTGTGTCCTAGTTCGTTAGGATGGCCATCATTGGGAATTAATTGATCTTTTTTTAGATAATCTAAAGTGTTTGTGTCAGGCAAATAATAATTTTGGTAATTATGATATGTATGATGTTCGCCTAGTGCATTAAAGTAAATTAGTGGAATATTGTGAGTTTTACAAACACTATGTACAAATAACTTTGCACTGTCGGTGAGTGCTTGATTTCCTCCTTGACTGTACAGTAACCATTCTTTTCTGCTGTTTTTAAACCTCGATTTTATTTCCTTTAATTCATTAACTTTGACATTAGGTCCCCAACTGCTGTGAGACCAATGATACGATTCATCGTCCCACCAACTCATCCGATTGACTTGTGTCCAGCCTACACACACCATTATGGGTTTGTTAAATCTAGGCAAGTCATAATTTATAAATCTAGCAAAATTTTGTGCTATTGCAAAATTGCTTACGCCGCCGTCACCTAAATTAATATAGTTTAGGTGTAGTTTATCAGCAAGTTGACCTACCCAACAATTTTTTTCTCTATAAGGAGTATTGTATTCATAGGACTGTAGAGGATCTTCTGCCAATCCCGATCCTTCTGTAAAACTACATCCTAAACCTACTAATAACATGTGTGTATTAT